CTCGGAATCCTTTCATTTTACCAAAACCATTGGATAAAAACTGCAAGGTATCGAGCTTGGCCCATTCCCAGCTTCAAGTGCCTGATGTCGTTTTGACACCTAATGCACTCCATTGCTCTGCAATCTTTTCGGGTGTGAAAAAATATGCAATCTCATCACTACATGTGAACGTATTATCATCTCCGTTCAAAGCAGCTTCGCAATTAGCCATGAATGAGTCATATCCATACTCTCTACCATCTGGCCGCAAACGACCAGAACTCAAACGAATAAAAGCATAAGCGAATAACCAAAACAGGCAAAATGTATTATCAACAATTGTATTTGCGCTGCCTGATGGGTTACCACGATGCTTAACTACTACTTCACCTTCTCCACACACTATCCATGAATCAATAATATCACGGTAGAGCACATAGAAGCGATTATAATTCTCTGGGGTTTTAAACTCGCTCGAAAGGCACGACCATCGCCAATCGAAACAGCCTCTCAGTAAATATCTAAACAAAGAGGAGTCATAAGCAGACTCATCCAATTCACAAGCATTTGGATGTTTATTTAATCTGTTATACAAGTCGTGAAAACCTAAGAAGAAGGGGGAAGTTCCAACAAAACTCCAAGTATGCTTTCCAGCTCCTTGGTAGAACTTCTCATTCATATCTAAGCAAAACCTATTAAGCAAAATACTATGCTCAAAAGGAGAAGCTGTAAAAACTCTCAATTTTTGGGGATCACACTGAAGCTTCTCCACTGGTCGGCGTTCACTTTTTAAGGTCGATCGCCATAACACAGGTGGAGCATCACACTCAGTTATTTCTTCCCAAGAGCATCCAACACTTGCTTGCCAATAGCGTCTAAGGCATCCCCTTTGTTCCTATATTTTAAGGACCAGGGTAATCCTGCACTAGTTGAAAGTGTTGCTTCACTTACAGCTTTTTCTAAACTAACGACGCAACTTTCATTGCAACTCCTAAAATGTTTACAGGCCCACTCAAATGCTATTTTCAGATCAAGTAATTGATCGTCATTCATATGAGGTTCAGGTCTGTCATACTTAGCTGTTCCTAAGTATTCACTTTCCATTTTAAGCGTCGCCATGCGATGCGTCTCGGTAAACTCAACATTTTCTTTTGTTAGAAACTCAAGAAAGTTGAAGTCAGTACTGTGTTTTGATTTATAACGCTGCTTAGCGCTCAAAACACCTTTAAAATCACAATTGCCGTGGATAAAATATTTACAATAATTTACACTGGGAGGAACCCTTAATTCCTTAATCGGTATACCATATCTCTCATAACGTAACAGCACATCATGAACAGTATATGAATACGAATTAAGGAAAGGGTCTTTTAAAAATTTTGATTATAACCTCGACCAGTAAGAACCACAAATCCATTAGGACCTTGTGGTCTACCAGAGCAATGGATTCCAATAACTAATCCATCGTTACTTACTATAGGAGACCCACAATCTCCAACTTCAGTTGAGCACATGTGTTGCATATTACGCACACTAACTATATGCCCTTGCGATGAATCATAAAGGCCAGTCTTTAAATTCTGACGAACTATAACGACAGCTTCCCCATCTTTCGCACTCTTAGCAATACGCAAGCATTCGAAATTGGTTTTATTTTTAAAAGCTACAACATCATCGTCAGCGTGCAGGCTCATACAATCACGAGTATCAAGTTCCTGAACCTTTCCGTTCAGTTCAAAAGTAAGTTTTTGAGACTCTTTTGTTTGATCAACAACGTGACGCACTGTGAAAATCAAATTGTTTACAACCGTTCCATTACAGACCGGCTCACCATTTCTTTTCACAACGC